CAAACATGGGGTTATGTTATACCTTTAGTTATGTATAGTTATATACATAAATTCTTTGTTGTCAACTTTATTTTTAATTTATCTAGCTGAACCAGATACATCGTATACAAAGTTGCCTGACCTGATTGCTTCCATTATTGCATCAGCCTGTTTCTCATACTGTGCAGAGGACATTTTCTGAACCTGTGACTCAAGTATCTTTTTACCAGAATCTGTTGCATCAACTTTAGTGCGTGTAGCTTTTGCTCCAACTTCCATAGCAGCACCTTTATCACTCTTTGTTGTAGTCTTCTTACCAAGTCCTTTGTCTGCTTTGTAGAGGTCAATGGCTCTTGCGGCTGACCTTGCATCATTGTCGTTTTCATATAGTGCTTCCTGTACCCATTTTGGTTGTTCATCTGCCCATTCATGGAAGTCATCACTGTCTCTAATATCACCAAAGTCAGGATGCATCCTCATTAGTTCTGCTTCAGCTTTTTCTTTTTGTGCATCAGCAGACATCTCATCAATTTTCTGTAGTCTACTTTCTATATCTGCTGACTGCTCTCTTGCTTTCTTCATAGCAATAGTCTCAACAATTTTAGCTACATCAGGATAATCCTTTGCCCATGCTTCAATATCAGCATCAGACTTAGGTAGTTTCATTTCTTTTTTAGTAGCACTCTCTAGCTGTCCTTTTAACTCATCGAGTTGTTTTTGGAATTGCTTTTCTTTTTCTTGGGAGTGTCTACGTAAATCTCCATATCGTTTCTTAAAAGTTTTCTCTTCAGCAGTAGTCGGTTCTTCTTCACTCGGAGTTTCCTCTTCGCTAGTCTCACCTGCACTTTTCTGCTCATCAACGAGCCTTGCAAGTTCTTCTTCATCTCGCTTTACTCTTTCTTCTTGAGAATATGGTCTATTCATAAACATTGCTTTTTTAGGTGTGCTTTCTTCCACCATTTCTTTAGTAGCTTCTTCAGCCATTAGTTTTCTCCTTTGGGGTTATCGTAGCCATTTATTGTTGTTGTTGTTGGGGGATAAGTAGCCATTATATCACGACTTATTGATTAAGTCAATGAATTAATTGTGGATTATTAACGTGAAGCTAATCCACCTCGCTTCATGTACTTTTTCTTTAGTTTACCTGATGCTTTACGTTTCGTTATTAGAGAGCCTTTGTTTGTCATGTCTCCCATATCTGTTGAAGCATCTGGACTATCTTCATTCTCGGATTGAGAAGAATCTGGAGCACCATAACCTACATTGCCAGTACTTGGAGCAGTTGGACCAAAACCACCACTCGGAGCACTAGTAGTTGAATCTACTGAACTATCATCATCAGGGTCACCTGTAGGACCTTGACCATCTCCTGCATCAGTAGTATCTGTATCATCTCCAAATGACCTACCTGATATTGTATCTTTGTCTGTGTTTAACTCATTTAAAAAATCTTTAGCTTTTGGATTACCATTTCTTGCATCTTCTTTAGCCTGTTTTTCAGTACCATAGTACCCTGACTTACTACTTGCATTCATAGCTTTTCCAAAAGCTGCCATAGAACTATAAGATACATTACCATTTGCATCAGTAGTCTGTCCATTTATACTATATACTCCCCCATGAGTGGGGTCGGTTTGCCCCGGGTTATATCCCTTTACATGTGTAGGTTCTATTCCATAATAACTTGTCATTGCTGATAAATCTTTAAAACCCATAGCTTGTGCAATAGCATTTTTCTCTGCTCGTTCTTCAGCTAGGGGGTCATCTATTAAGCCACTAAGGTCTGCAAAACTATTTACATCGTATCCAAAAGCACCTGTTATAGCATCTTTAGCTGCCATGTCAGGTTGACCTATTTTCCCTAAGACATCCATAGGATTCATAGTTTTTTGTCCATACATTTTACCTGCTAGTACACCCGGAGTTATAGCGGCACCTAGTTGTTGCATACCTCTAGCAAGACCTGTATAACCTTTAGACTGCTCAATAGCATTTGCAACAGCAAGTCCTCTATCAGCAAGACTCATATTCGCCATATTTTGTGCTACTTTATCAGGTGTTTGATTTGCAAAGTCTGTACTTACAATAGAATTATCTAATCCTCTAACCTGACTTGTACCTGACAATACATTATCATCTCCACCATCAGGTTGGTCTTGTCTTACAGTTGTAGTTTGTACAGTAGGTTGTTTTTCAGGAGTAACTTCTGTTTCTGCTGTATACCTAGTATAGCCTTCAGGTATAGGATAAATAGGTTTACCATTAATAAAAGGTATAAATAATTTCTGACCTGCATCATTTCTATATTCTATTGTTTCCCTTTTACCTGTTAACTGTGGCATCAACTCTCCAAAGGTAGGCACTTGTCCTGCGACAGGTGGAGCATTTGGTGCTTGAGTACCTGTATTCTGTTGCACAAAAGGTCTAAAGGGTGCAGTTGATTGTTGATAATTTTGAAAGTATGAAGGTTGTGTAGCAATATTAGTAGGCACTTGATATGTACCTGTAGGATTAGTAAAGCCACCTACTGCCATATTTTTAGTTTCAGGCATTGGTCTTGTTGTTATTGGGGGTAACTGCCCACCTATCATAGGTATAGGCATTGGCTTGCCTTCAACTAAAACATAACCACCCTCTGCCATTTCTTGTGACTCATCTTCATCTTCCATGTCTAAGTCTTCTAAACTAAATGGTATATCATCAGGTAGCGTAGCTTCTTCACTGTTACCCATCTGACCCATTGCTTCCATTTTTTGTAAGCCTTGTTTAGCTTCTTGTCTTAACATCATCAACTTTTCTAAACCATGAAAACGAACTACATCAGCAGGTAAAACAAATTCACCTTCACTTAATTGTGCAGGTATATCATCTCTTACTTCTTCACGTGTAGAACCTGATGGAACATCATTACCTGATACTTCGTCAATCATACCACCTTCATCTTTAAGACCACCATCTTCAAATAGTTCCATTTGTTTAGCCATAGAGCCACCTTTATTAAGTTCATTTAAAGTAGCTACTGCTTCAATCTCAGGACCTGTAAGATTTCTACCTGTCATTACATCTTCAGGTGTACGACCTCTACGATATAGTTCAGTCATAAGGTCATTTCTTGAAAGTTGAGTTAAGTCAGAATCTTTTACTCCAACTTTAGATTGTTCGCCTTTTTGTATATCTTTGTCCTTTGTCTTATTTGCCATTTACTTCATCCCTTAATAACTTTAATCTGTTAAGCGTAGCTATTGCTCCTTGTGCTCGGTGAAGCATAACTACATTATCAGTCTGCTCAAGTATCTTATGTTGCCTTATAATTAATATATCTATATAATCATTGAAGCTGTTCAGTAGCTTGAGGTTGTTCACCAACGGCTTCAGTTGGCTGATTACTTGGTTGTGGTTGTTGTTGTCCATTTTGAGGTGTTCCTGTAAATCCTTGTTCTCCCGGAGTTGGTGCTATTCCTGTACCTATTGTACCACCACCTGCTCCTGTAGGGTCTGCTGGGTTAGCTCCTGCTGGGGGTTGTTGTCCTTGATTGCCTTGCATACCTTTTAGAATTTCAGCTTGCAATGCTGCTTCATCCATATTGTTTGTAACCTTATCAGGGTCAAGACCCATTGAGGTTGCAATCTCTCTAATAATATATTGAAACTTAGCAAAGGGTGCAAGAGGTTGGCTACTTGCAACTTGTAAGAACTGCATTAATCTTTGTGACCTTACTTCATTAGCCATCAAGCTTTCAGTTCCACGTGCTTTAACTTCTAAGTCTCCCTTGATACTCTTATCAAAGTCAAACTGCATATTAAATCTAAAGAAGCCTTCGCCTAATGGTTTAAGTAAATAATCATCTACGTTCTTAATAACTGTTTTAATGCTACCACTTGCTGCATTCATTAACATGGATATACCTGAAGCAGTTCTACCTACTCCTGACACACCTGTTTGACCATGAGCAAACGATGGTAGTCCTGTACTTTCATCTGCAAGCTGTCTAGCTTTATCGAACAGTTGTAAGTTTTCCTGTGAAACATTTGGAAACTTTGTACCAAAGATAGCTTGACCCGGAGCACCACCTTGTCTTCTAAACACTTTGCCCGGATATACAGATAAGTCCTGTCCCGGAACTAAGTTAGTCTCATCTACTTCTATAAGTAAGTTGCCTGATAACACTGCATTATCTACAGACATTCTCATAAAGCCATTCATAAGTGTCTGTGTATCATCCATGTTTTCAGCTATACCTACACCAAAGAATGAATAAGGATTTAATTCATATGGTGCAGCCATATAAGGTATCTTTGCTGGTTTAAATGGGTTAAGTACCATACGTAACAGTTTACCATTACATATCCATATGTTTGCCTGAAGCTCATCATATTCCTTTAACTCTTTAGGTATATCAATTTCATTGTCAATTAATAATTCTGTATCACACATACCCCAATATTCTAGTACTTCAAATCTATCAATACTAGTATCTGGTGAGTAATCAGTTAAATCATCTTCCCAATATTTTCTAACATAGTTTTCACCTGCGGCAATCGCTTCATCTATAACTTTATCTCTAAAGAAAGGTCTCTTTTTTAGTGCACGTAATTGTGTTCTTGACATCTTGTGTCTTTCAATTACATATTGTGCTTCATCCATATTAGCGGCATCAGGGTCAGGAAAGAAGTTCCAAACAGATACATGATTTAATTGAGGTACAGTTTTAAAGATAGGGTTGTATTCACCTTCATCATCCCAATTAGGATACTCTTTATCTGCTGCAAAAGGTCCTTTCATTACACCTGTACCAAATAATGCCATTTCAAATGCTGTGCTTCTTAAGTGTTTAGATGCACTAGACTCTTCTAGTTGGTCGTGTATTTTCTTCTGCATTTGTTTTGCAGCTACCATAGCAGGACTAAATGTAATCGCTGAAGGAGTTTGTCCTACACCTTCTCTTAAATTATCTATGTCTTGTAGCTTGTCTGTGAGAGGTCCTAGCTTATCATTTAGTGATTGTGCAGTAGCACCTGCTGGTAACTCCTTACCATCACCAGTGAAGCCATACGGACTATCTAGGGCAGGTTCATCTCTAAGCTGTTCAGGTTCTTTAGGGTCAAAGCTTACATCTCCTACTACACCTTCAGGTAATTCAGTAGGCTCTATGTTTATAGGAAATTTACCACCTGCAAATAAAACGTCAGTTATTTGACCATAAGCAGCTAGTGTTTTTGTTTTTGTAACCTTAATAAATACACGTGACTTTTCAGCTTCAGTAAATTGTACGTCTGAACCATATAAACCTCTATAGTTTCTATATGCTCTTAACCATCTTTCTTCGTCATTGTTTCTATAATCTTCTGACCTTTGATATTTTTCAGATACAAAGTCAACCATACTACTTACTTGAATATCATCAACTATACTTTCATCAGTATCTTCTAATCCGATTGCTTTGTCTTCCATTATTACTTCTTCTTCAGCCATGTTATTTTCCTTTAATATCCAAATGTAGAATCTGCTATTGGCATACTTCTCTTAGGACCACCCATAGGGTCATAATCAAATATACTAAATCTTGGTCGTGACATTATACCATATCGTAAGGCATCATACAAGTGGTCTTCTGAATGTGTGTCAATATCTTCAGGGTTCTTTTTATCAATAGGTAAAGCAGGTAACTGCGATGTTATATTAGTACACGTATTAAAAAATACTAATCTAGGTTCTTCTGTAAACTCATCTACCTGTAATCTTCTATGTATTTCATTCTTTCCTGATACACGACTACCTTTACTTCTATCTGAAGGTCTCCAACGACACCCTCTCATAATCATCTGTTCTGCAAGAGATGGACCAGTATCACCACGTTTATGCCAAAGGCTACTATCCAACACACCGTACTTAATATTTCCATCACCTGACTCTGCTTCTAATATCATATCTGCCAAATCTGTGGCAAGGACTTTGCTAACGTAAAGTTCTCTGTAGACAATAAGTTGTTCAGATGGCGATACAGCAAACCAAACAACACCAGACTTACTACCGTAACCGTAATCGCAAGCTCTAAACTTAACCCAATTACTAGGTATACGAAAAGGCTCAACAGTATGGATGCTCCTATCAAACTCAGTAAAAGCAGCACCTTCCTTAATATCCCAATCGCCATCCAATAATTGCCTTCGTTGTTGTTCAGGTAATGATAAGAGCATGGCTTCGTAATCCCCTTGCTCTGCAAGATAAGGATTGTCTGATAATCGTGCAGGGATAAATCTCCTTTTAAATAATGGTTTTCCAGCCTTAGCATGTCCTGCCGGATACTTGAGTGCTTCTCCTGTTTCAATGTCGGTTGCATCGTAGGGTCTTCCATAAGGTGATGGGTCAATAAACATTTTCTTTACCCAGTGATGACCTCTTCCACCCGGGTTAGTAGTTGCCCTCATATAAATAGGCAAATCAGGTGCAGTAGAACGAAGTCGTGACCTCATGTAATTCCAAGCATACGGAGTAGACCATTGTGTTAATTCGTCAAACCCTATCCAACTAAATGCC